CGGTGTATTTTCGGAAATCATGAGTAATCTTCATAATTTTTCTAGTCAGGGAGTATCAAAACCATTGATTAATAAAGAAATATATGATTTAATTATGGATAATTCGGAAGCAATTGATAATAAAATTGATTATAAACGAGATTATAAATACGATTATTTTGGATTTAAAACTTTAGAGAAAAGTTATTTATTAAAGATTGATGGTAAAATTGTTGAAAGGCCACAGGATATGTTAATGAGGGTATCTCTTGCTATTCATCGTAATAATCTAGATAAGGCATTTGAAACATATGATTATATGTCAAATCAATATTTTATTCATGCTACCCCCACACTTTTTAATGCTGGAACTAAAAGAGAACAATTTTCAAGTTGTTTTCTCTTGATGATGCAAGATGATAGTGTTGAAGGGATTTATGATACTTTGAAAGATTGTGCTTTAATTTCTCAATCAGCTGGTGGAATTGGTTTAGCAATTCATAATATTCGGGCAAAGGGTTCATTCATTGCTGGAACAAATGGTATTTCAAATGGAATTGTTCCAATGCTCCGAAATTTTAATGATACAGCAAGATATATCGATCAAGGTGGTGGGAAAAGGAATGGATCATTTGCTATTTATCTTGAACCTTGGCATGCTGATATTTTTGAATTTTTAGAATTAAAAAAGAATCATGGGAATGAATTAGAAAGAGCAAGAGATTTATTCTATGGTCTATGGATTAATGATTTATTTATGAAACGAGTTAAAAACAATGAAAAATGGTCTCTATTCTGTCCAGATAAATGTAGAGGTTTATATGATGAATGGGGTGAAAAGTTTGAAGAACTATATATCAAATATGAAAATGAAGAATTATATAATAAACAAGTAAATGCCCAAGAATTGTGGTTTGCTATATTGAATTCTCAGATTGAGACCGGTACACCATACTTGGTATACAAAGATGCTGCAAATAGAAAATCAAATCAACAAAATTTAGGGACAATTAAATCATCTAATTTATGCACAGAAATTATTGAATATACTAGTAAAGAAGAAACAGCAGTATGTAATTTAGCATCAATTTCATTAAAAAGTTGTTTAGATCCAAAAGATTATGATAATATGGAATTCAAGATATATTCTAAATCAGAATGTATGTATTGTGATGCTTCTGTAAAATTATTAGAAAATCATAATATTAAATATGAAAAAGTATCATATGAAACACTATTACTAAGTGGTGAAAAACCATTCGGTGTTAAATTTCCACAAATTTATTTGAAAAATGGTATTAATAATACACATATTGGTGGATTTACAGAACTTGAAAAATATATTAGACCTGATTTTAATCACGACCGACTTGTAGCAATTACTAAGATTTTGGTAAGAAATTTAAATAATATTATTGATTACAATTATTATCCTACACCTAAAACAAAACTATCAAATTTCAGACATAGACCAATTGGGATTGGAATTCAAGGATTAGCTAATGTATTTTATGAATTAAAAATTGGATTTGATTCAGATGAAGCAGTTAAGTTAAATAAAGATATTTTTGAATCAATCTATTATGGATCATTAGTGGGTTCAATGGAATTGGCAAAAGAAAGAGAAAAAGATATGAAATCTCTTAAAGAATTATATTGGAAACAACCAGGATTACTTGAAGAAATTAAAAAATTAGTATCAAAATTAAATCCAACTGAAGAGGAATATAATCGGACTGAATTTTTAGGAACATATTCATCATATATTGGATCACCAATGCACAAAGGTAAACTCCAATTTGATTTATGGGAAAGAGAAGTAGATGATAGTCAACACGACTGGACTTCATTAAGAGGAGAAATTAAAAAATATGGTATTCGCAATAGTCTATTAGTTGCTCCAATGCCAACAGCATCAACTTCACAAATTCTTGGTAACTTTGAATGCTTTGAACCGGTTATGGCTAATATATATTCACGACGGGTATTATCCGGTGAATTCTTGGTAATAAATGATTATATGGTAAAAGATCTACAGATTTTCAATATGTGGACACCAGAAATGAAAGACAATTTAATTAAAAACGATGGTTCAATTCAATCTATTACAGGTATTCCAGATATTATTAAAGAAAGATATAGAACATCTTGGGAATTAAAACAGAAAAAAATAATTGATATGTCAAGTGATAGAGGTCAATTTATTTGTCAATCACAGAGTTTAAATTTATTTATGGAGGCACCAAATTATTCAAGATTATCGTCTATGCATTTCTATGCTCATGGTAAAGGTCTAAAGACCGGAATGTATTATCTAAGAAGTCGGGCTTCAAGTAAAGCAATTCAATTTACAATTAAACCCGAAATATGTGAAATGTGTAGTGGTTAAAATAATTTAAGGAAATAAATATAATAGTTATATATATAAAATGGTGACTCACTATGATTACGAGTCAGTAAATTCACTTATTAATAGTGATATTTTTTTATCTAATTATGAAGAATATATTTCTAGTAATGTTGATAAAGTAAACGAATTACTAGAAACTATCTCATATATTACAATTAATAAAAACTATTATAAGATGAATATATCTTCAAAAAATAAAAAATTTAATAATAATTTATCATCTGAAACCGTATTAATTAAAAATACATATAATTTATTAAATAAAATTACGAGTAATAATGTTGATGATATTACTAAAAAAATTATTTCAGAAATTGGTAAAACAACCCATATTATACCTAATATATTAGATATAATAATTGATAAATGTATAACTGAACTCCAGTATACAGATTTTTATATTGAAATAATGAATAAAGTATTATTATTAGATGAGAGTGTCAACTTAGATATTCTTATTAATAAAAGAATGGATAATATATATATAGATTTTCAAGAAAAAGAAACCGAATATTTATCATTATGTTCTATGAATAAAAACACCGATGATGTTATTGGATTATCAATATTTATAATTAAATTAGAAATAAATGGATTATTACTAAATTATACTGAAAGGATTATAAATAAAATGTTTGAAAGTATTATTATTGATGATGATGATATTTGTTATAAATATATATTAACATTGTATAATATATTTAAAATATTAGATAAAGAAGACATCAAAGGTTACAAGGATAAGATAAATGAATTAAAATCAAAAGATATTAGTAAAAAAAATAAGTTTAAATTAATGGATATATTAGATTTTATGAAATAGTTTAAAGTTTATAGAATATAAATAATTATGGAAAATACGGATATATACTATTCGCCAGTTGATTTTAGTTCGTGTAATGCTGGAGATTATTTGGAGCCAAATGTTGATATTTCTAATGAATTAATAAGTAATATAGATAATAGTTTATTTATAAATGAAAATATTAATTTTATAAATAAGGATAACTTCTACAATGATATGTTTGTTATTAAATTAGAATTATTAAAGTATGTTGAATGTGATACTTTTTTATTAGATTCACAATTAAATATTCTTAAAAGTGTTAAAAAAGGTAATAAAATGGATACAATCGCATCAGAGATATTATATTTATTAATAAGAGATAATCAAATATTAATAAATGATATTAAATTAGAGATATTAATACCTCTATTAGATAAATTAAATTATGATATTGAAAATATAGATACAGATCTATTAATAACTACTATCAAGGGTTTAATGTCAAATGGTATAAATGATAAAAATATAAAATTAATCAATACATTTATTGATTTTAAGAATGAATTTATAGAAAAACAAGATGAATTATTAAAATTAGAATCTGATTTAATTAAAGATATCTCAATAAATAAAGATGACATTGATACAATCGACAATATGTTAAAAAAAACAGAACAATTAAATAAAAAATACGATGAAAATAATGAAAATGATAAAATGATAAAAACCATGTTGGATTTAAGTAAAATGCTATATGAAAATAGTAATATAGTTAATTCAAAACAAAAATATATAGAAAAAAGAAAAGAAATAAATAATTATATATCTGTAATTAGATATATTAATTGTTTTAATAATTGTAATATTTGTAAAATTTGTTTAACCAATCCCGTTAATAATTATGTTATTCCTTGTGGTCATACCGCATGTTCTGATTGTTTATCTAAACAAAAACAATATCAAGGTGATAATAATTTTAAATGTGGTTTATGTAGAGTCTTAATTGAAAATGTAAATAAATTGTATTTATAAATCTTCTCATTATTTATATGCATAAAATTATTAATCAAAAGATATTACAATCCTTCCATGGTGTTTATTTAAACCTCGTGAAGCAGATAAAGACAATTCTTGTCTCTTTTTTCTAATATTTTCATCAGTTTTATTTTTATGGATTATTTTAATTGAATTATTCATATCATTCTCTATATCTTTATGGTTATCTCTAATATAATCTACCAATAAATTTTCTATTGCCCATCTAAAAAAATTGAGTTGTCCTAATGTTGTTGATATACAATCAGATTCACCATCTTTATCAATGTATTCAAAATTTATTTTATTTCTTCTACAAAATGGATCAAAATTTCTTTTTGAATATGATTTTAATTGAGATTTATATGAATGATAAACATTAAATGAGTTATAATTATAATTATCTTCAGGATTTATTGAATATTCATTATCAATTGATTTATAAATATGATATATAATGTCATTTTTTTTAGAGTAATTAGTTACAAACCAATCTATTACTCTTAAAGAAATTTTATTATATTTTATATAATCCAAATACTTTTCTAAATTATCATCAACGTAAAATTCTTTTAATTTTTTAAATAATAAACTATTATGAAAACTCATTTTATATATTTATATAATTACTCTTAAATATAAATATATATAAGATTTATAACGCACTTAATTTATTTCGCACTTAATTTATTTCGCTTTTCCTTCTACCGGAACTCCAACTTTTCCTTCTACCGGAACTCCAACTTTTCCTTCTACCGGAACTCCAACTTTCCCCGATTCGTTCCCTGATTGGGACATTTGCCAAAATAAATACAAAATACCACCAACTATTATGACTATCAAAAGCCAGACCCACCACGACCATCCATTATCGGGTTCATCGGGTGTGCCTCCACCTCTACCTCTACCTTCACCTCTACCTTCACCTCTACCTTCACCTCTACCTTCACCTCTACCTTCACCTCTACCTTCACCTCTGTCCCTGTCCCTGTCCCTGTCCCTGTCCCTGTCCCTGTCCCTGTCCCTGTCCCTGTCCCTGTCCCTGTCTCTAGTATTACCCGATCCGTGAGATCCAGAATTACCCGTTCCATTACACGGTTCTGACATATTAGGTTCACATCTAGAACCAATCCTATTCCATCCACATGTAAATTGTAAATTATCATATCCATCCATATAAGAAGAATCACACACATCCATATCATTAGTATCAAAACAATGCCCGAGTTCCCTCAATTCACCGCAATTAACACTTGATGCATTTGTAAATAATTCTAAATTATTTCTTTTAACCATTGTTATATATATATATATATATATATATTAAAGAAATACTAAATTTATTTATATATATATTTCCACCTCTACTCTCGTGATCGGCTAATTGAACGACTTATTGAACGACTTTATGTAGATAATTCTCAACTTGAAGGTGATTTGCTAAATAAATATTTTGAATGCCAATAAACAAATGATATACCACCCACTACGATAACAATTATTTCCACTCTCTTGTTATTATTATTGTTATTATTCATTTATATTTTTTATTTACGCAACCAATATATACCTTGTAAATAACTATCCGACAAGTCATCTTTTTTTTTAGAAATATTGTATAATTCAATAAATTTTTCATTTTCTTCTTTAATCATAATTTCACAATATCTTACTGCTAAAAATTTATTTCGTTTATATGATTCTTTATATTTACATTCAATAGTTGGACCCGTGTACACTTTTAATTTATTTCGGGCATTAATCATTTCTAAATTACTAATAGTTGAATTAATATCACATACACCATTTACTAAAAAATAACTATAAACTAACATTTGAATTGATTTCATTGTTGGATTTTTTAACGATGGTTGATTTTCAACAATAACTTCTTTACATTTTAAAAAATCCGGATATTCTTTTAATTTTTCAACCATATTTTTCCCTACATTTAATATTGAATTTTGTGTTCTAATTTTTTTTAATTTTTTCTTTTCTGGTGGTTTATATTGTTTTAATTTTGAATGACCAGTACATAATTTAACTTGTTTATCATCATCAAACCATGTAGTTATAAATGTTGCTGATTTATCACATAAATATCCTTTAGTATTTGTATGTTGACAAATACAATCACAAGATATATTAATTATACCCCAGTCTTCAATTTCTTCATTTTCATTGAGTTGGCAAAAAGCTAAATTCTTTATACCAATATCAAAAGATAAAATACTCATATTTATAATATTAACGATTATTATTCTTAAATAATTAAATTAAAAATTAAATCCACTTGGAACATTGGAAGATAACGGTGGGTTCATAGCGGATTGTTTTTGTTCATACGCTTGACTTGGATTTAATGGTGGATCATTTACTGGTGTGGTTAAATTTGAAATAGATGTTTCTTGATTCGTTTGTTTAACTGGCGGCACCACAGTATCACCTGGTATATTTTTTACAATACTTGAAACACTACTAAATACATATGAAATTTTAATAATATATATTACTAATGGAGAAAATAATACAATCCAAGCTAAATTTTCATGATTATATGTACAAAGACCATAAAGTAATATACCTAATAAAACAATAAACGATATTTCATACCACATATGCATAGTTAAAATATTATTAACTTTATTATTGTTGAATTTCTGGGAAATATTATAATTATTATATAATGTTACCCCAGCAATAATAGCATATACCATATATACAACTAATGGTGAACATTTATCGGTCTTCAATAGAGAATTACCAGAACTTCCAATTTCTTTATCCATTTATATTATGGTATATATATTAATTTTCATTTTTTATTTAATAAAAAAATACCAAATTTTTTGCCTATTTTCTACGACCACCTTTTTTCTTGGTTTTTTTTTTCTTACCTCCCGTAATGCGTGCTGATAAAGGACCAACACTTATACCGCGTTTTTTACTTTTACTTTTACTTTTTCTTTTTTCATCCGATTGTGACCCGACTTTAACACCGGTTCTACCAATTAAATGATCCGCACCAACTTCAATTCCACTTAAACTAGCAGAAGCATCTACATTTAAAAGTTTTTTATTACCCATACTTGCTTTTAATCCTGCTTTAGTTAACGATCCATCTGCTTTGAATATTTTTTCATTTCCAATACTTGCGTTTAATCCTGCTTTAGTTAACGATCCATCTGCTTTGAAAATTCTTTTATTACCAATACTTGCTTTTAATCCTTCTTTAGTTAACGATCCATCTGCTTTGAAAAATTTTTCATGACCGATTCCGGTCCTTAATCCTTTACTATCAACAGATGCTGATAGTAAATCTAGAGCATTTACACCAATACCATCAACACCTACATTAGTATTAAAATTGTGCTTTTCTGTTCCAACTCTCCCTTTCAATCCTTTCGTATTTAAAGATGACGATGCTAAATTTAAAGCATTTACATTTACACCATCAACACCTACATTAGCTTGAATATTGTGTTTTTTTGTTCCTACTCTAAGCCCACTATTTTTACCTAATTTGGCTTCAGCAATACCGATGTCAATACCAATTCCACCCTTTTTCACGGTTTTTTTCGCACCAAATACTCCTTTTTCAGTTTTGTATCCAGCTTTAACTAACCGACGTTCTTTTTTAGCGGTCCTGTGTTTTTTTGCCGATACAATTCTACCGTGTTTATTTTTCATTAATTCTTTTTTCTTTAAACCACCAGATGTCATCATCGCATTACCGTGCCATACTTCTGCTCTAGATCCAACTCGTTTAATATCCATTATATTATAATAGATATTTTTATTTGGACGTAATCGTTAAATAATTTGATTTAATATATTTATTAATATTTATAATAAATAAAACAATAATGTGTTTTGGTAAATACAAAAAGAAAAATATAAGAAATAGGTATAAACCAAACAAAATTGTTCCTCTTATAGAAAATAAATCTAATAAGGATAAGATTGAAAGGGTAAATAACCATAATATTAAAGAAGAACATTCAATCGCATCAAATCAAAGGAAAGAATTTCATGAAAAATTTATTAGAGAAATAATCACTTGTGGTTTTTGTTTACAAAAATTTGATCTTGGATCAAATGAATTGCAAATTAGTTGTGGTGGGTGTGATAAATTCTTTCATTGTCATATAGGTGGTAAATGTCAGGGTGAAGGTTGTTCAATTGAAATGCCGAATGGTTCAACTGAACAAATTAGTTATTGTTTAAATTGCTGTGATTCTTATACAGCCAAAAATGGTTTCTGTATATGTAATAAATGTTCTAAAAAATAACTTAATTATTAATAAAATAACTTAATTATTAATAAAATAATTAATACCACTATAATTAACTATAATTTGTTTTAACTTACAAAATATTTTTTTCAATTCATCGCATAAAATCATATATTTTTTTTTTTGAAGATAATTATAAACTAGCATAATATTTTGAATATATTTTTTTAATATTACTACATTTTCCAATTTATTTTTATCTATTTTATTATTTTTATATATTTCAATTATTTCAGATTTATCTTCAAATAGATCATTTTTAAATATATTCAAAATATTAATTTGTTTTATGTGGACATTATTTTCTAAAAATAAATCTCTCTCAATTTTAGTTATTTTATTAATAAAATCTATTGCATTATATTCTTCTCTTAAAACCCACAAAAGTTTATTAAATGGTTCTAGAGTTTTTTTATTATTACTTGAATCAATGACATTCCTATTAGAGTTAATCATATTTGAATATAATGAATTTGTATTGTATTTATTATTCAACAAACTTAAAATATTGTAATTATTATTTATATTTGTTCTTGAACCGTATATTTCAGGTAATTCTCCTCTCATTATTTCATTATAGTCGATATTATAAAAAATAATATTACCTTTTGTATCATGACCCCTTCTACCAGCACGACCACTCATTTGTAAATAATCGTCTTTTGTAAATACACTGTTATTCATACCAGCAATACAAGATGTTAATACTGGACAATCGATTCCTAGACATAATGTTCTATCAGATATAACTATACCAATCTCTTTATTTGATAATAATTTTTGAACTATCCAATTATATTCATTGGGCATACCATCAATATAAATACCAATACCTCGTTTGAGTAATTGAAGTAATGGGTGTTCGTATTCTAACTTAATACCGAGTGAATTCTGAATATTTCTTCTAATACCTCTAATAGTATGATCGCTCATAGGTTCTTTATGAGTAAAACAATAATCTGGGTGTTTTTTAAATACATTCTGTGAACAAAAATCTGGATTTAGTATAAATGAATCATATTCTCTTCTTAAATTTTTATATGGTTTTTCATTATTTGAATTTCCATATTTTTTAATTAATTTATCTAATAATTGTTCATAATATTCTTGAACAGCCAATATATATGTAAATTTTTCTGTTTCAGTAAATTGTTCAGTTTTACTTTCTATATCTGCGATTGGATCTTTACTTGATTTATTTATTTTAATTTTTGATTTAAATAAATCTAATTTTTCTATATAATTTTTATATAATTCATTTTTTTTATTTAAAATATCATAATGATATGGATAATTATATTTTTCGGATTCAATTAATTTAGTATGAATTGTATTAAATAAATCAATACAATTAGTTAATTCTGTATTAAATATTAACATGGGAAACATTTTTTTATCTTTAGCTGTTTTAATAAAATCAATTATACCATTGTTATTATTTTCTGGTTTATATTCAATTTTAAAATTTTTTAAAATATTATTTACATTATTAGAATATTTATCATTTAATGATATTAGTTCTTCTTTTAAAAATATTTCATATTCTTTTGATTGATCTAATGTTAATATTTTACTATTATTAATTTTAGAGAAATAACTATCTGGCGACATTTTACTTATTTTATCAAATAATTCATCATCTTCATCACCTAATTCATCAAATTCTTCTTCAATATTCTCCCATAATACAGCTAAATCTTTAGGAGAAAATGGTAAATTATATTCTAATAATTTATTACTAATATCTTCCATATTAATACACGATAGTGGATGTAATTCTACTAAATTATTATTTTTCCATACCCACCTTTGTTGATTAATAAACCTATTTTTATATTCAACTAATTCAATATTTTTATCTGGATTAATACTTTTAAAAATATTGAATAGTCTATCAATATTTTTAATTGTTGCTGATAAAGCTATGAATGGACAATTTACTAATTTAATTAGATTCTCGTATATATTACCATCATCTTCTTTATTTAATCCATGGATCTCATCAAATACTGCATAATCAAAATTAATATTCATTTTATACAACATCTTCTCAAATAATTTAGGTGTTCCTAAAAAAATATTTGTTTTATCTGAAAATGAATTATATTCTAAATTATCAACTAAATAATGAACTTTATAACCCATTTTAATAAAATGTGCCCCGACTTGATATACAACTGGATCTGCTGGACAAATATATGCGATAACATTGTGGATTACCGCAGCACCCATACCAATAAAAGACTTCCCTGAAGATGTTGGAGCTCTAACTAACACAGATTTACCATTTTTAATATGTTTGAATGTTTTCAATTGCCAATCTTCTAAACGATGTTCTTTCTTTTTCCATATATTTAATGGTGGTAACATATGACCCATTGATTTTAATATATACAATTTTAAATCATAATCATTTAATTTTTTAGATATTTTTTCTATAATTTGTTTATTTTTAATATTTAATGTCTCTATATCTATTAATTCAAAATATAATCCCATTATATTTTCCATATTTTTTTTCCGTAATTTGTTATTATTCCATAATTTTTCTAATAATTGACATTTATAATTTATAATACCATTTTCACTTTTAATATTTTTTAAATTATTATATATATCTTTTATAATTAAATTATTCATATAATATTTAATTTTATTCTCATCTTCATTTTCTAATTTAATTTTCTTTTTTTTTTCTTGATCAATTCTAATTTTATCTGCTTTTTTAATTATTTTTTTATTTTTTTGTTTTGTATGAATACATTTTTCAATTTCAATATTATCATCTTTAATTGAATCTTCAATTATATGTTTTACATTCGCATTTAAATTTTCACCTAAATCTCTAATAAATACATTAAAATCATTATTATTTATATTTTGCCAAACTAAGTTTGCCATTATTATTTTATTTTATTACTATATAATAGTGTATTTATGTTTTTAAGTAAATTTTATCTTGAACGACAACCTGTATCATATGTTTTAATTGGTCCTTGTTCTACAATATTTATACCTCTATTATTATTATTCCCCTTTGCTGCTTGACAAGCACCAACATTTACAGCTCCAAGTGATCTACCATTCCCGCCAGGTGTTACAGAACATCTAGATATTGGATCACCATTTTTCACACACAATTCCAACGAATCATACGCGGTTCTTCCTAGACCTGGATCTGGCCATAATGATTGTCTCTCTCTAGGATAATCGGTTGAACATTGATCAATTGACCAATTTAACATTTCTCGTTGCGCAACTCCTCCTCTGGCTGTGCTAGCATATGGTGTATCGCTAACACGCATATCACTACATTTTTTACATCTTCTAACTTGTTTATTGATCCCCGATACATGTTCGCAAAATAATGCTTCTTTTGGTATTATTGGTTCCCCATCACCCCCTTCTTTTTTAAATCCAATTGCATCACCCCAACCAATAAATCCTTCTTCTTCGACTCCACTTTTAAAATCAGCATATTTACTATATATATCCCAACATATCTGTCCTTCTTCGCACAGTGTTTCTTTACCTACTCCTTCTGAATCTATCAATTGATCTACAGCTGGTTTCGGTATAGCAATAATAGATGTTTGGTGTATAGGTTTAAGACTTATAAGTGATTCCTTATCTAAACAATATTTAGATAAATATGCTTCTGCTTTCTCTCGGTCATTTCTACTTATACATTTCCTTAAATCCCATCCTGTTTCACAAGTCCCTTCATCTTCATTGCGTCTATCAGGTGAACTTAATTTCGTAACATTAACACCACCACATTTTGGTTCATCAGTATCATTATATATTTGTTCCCAAAAAGCTTCTGTTCTAAATGTTCTACCTGGTCTTCCAGCTCTCTGATTCCAACTTATCCCTTGTTCATATGATTCATAATTTATTGTTACATTTTTACCATATACTATAGTATCTCCCACATTATCTGTTGATATATCACCACTTTTACAACAACCCCACCCATTTGTTGCATCCCACCATCTACCATTCCTATTCTTATTATCATATACAGAACATATACCTCCTTCTGGAACACAACTTGATTCTGGTCTGCCTAAAGAAATTTCACAATTATCACCAGAAAAACCATTGGATATATCACATACACATTCACCTGTATTATCATCACAATATCCCCGGCGACCACCACTTTCTCCATCAATTCCACCTAACCCATTTTGACCACAATCTTTATTTTTACATTTATTTGGTATTTGACATATAGGTATTAATCCATTTTCATTTGGTGTTTTGCCCATACACTGATTCAATGTATCATTATTTTTAGCAAGCCTACAAGGAATAATAAAATTATTTTTCATTGTATCCCATTCAGTTTTATATTCTCTTACTCCATCTACTCCTTCTTCAAATATTCTATTCTTATGGTAAATACCAATTTGGGTACTACCAATACTATATTTTTCACCAAAACTCTCACACTTATCTGCTGTTATTTCAGAACAATTTTCCACTACTTCTAGTCCAACTTCACAATCAATTGGTTGACACATATGTTCATTTATAGTTTCTTCAGTTGGATCATTGACTGGATCTTCATTACATATATTATCATCATTATTAAGAGTTTTTTGAATTAATTGACTATTATTTAAATTTATATTTTCGTGTTCCCCACCATTACTATTACAATTAACTAAATATGAATCTTTATTTATTCCTGAATATTTTATAATTTCTTCATTATCTTCTCCTTCATTTAATATTATTTCTCCACATTTATTACCATCTTTTATGAATTCTTCATTAACAAAATCATTTGAGCAACTCGTTTTGGTAAAATCTAAACTACTAATAGTGTCATCATCCAATACCCGAATATATCTTTCACATTGTGGTAAATTACATTTATTATATAACATATCTGTTCCATTATTAGATTCCATACAAATACCAATATTACTATTATCATCTGATGGTTTCCATCTACATCTCTGTGAATTAATATTAATATTAGTTTCATTCATATTATTTTCGAAATAGTAACTATTATTACAATTATCTTCTTTATCAATTCCATTACAACTTGGGACCCATTCGGTTGAACTATTTAATACACAATTATTAATGTGTGATTCACAACCTGTCTTTACACATTCGTGATAAGTCGAAAATTCGCCATTTTTATCAGGATAACATTCTGCTTTATCATTGGTTGATGCGTCTGTTCTTATTCTTCCACAACTCCAATTACACTCATCACTTAATTCCAATATTTCTTCATCAGATAACCAATTTGTTCCACTGGCATTTGTTCCACTGGCATTTGTTCCACTGGCATTTGTTCCACTGGCATTTGTTCCACTGGCATTTGTTCCACTGGCATTTGTTCCACTGGCATTTGTTTTATCTCGTGGATTTTCATATTTTTCTTTATATACATATTTATACACAATATTAACTAATATAATTGATAATAAACATAAAATAAATAAACAAACTAAAGTTTTTTTATCATACATATAATTTATATATATATTAATTTATATATATTTAAAAATATTTTATGTTTAATTTATATATAAATTATAAATTATAAATTAATATGAATTTAGAAGATATAGATAAATTATCAAATGAAAATTTAATTAAAATTATCAAAAAATATGAAATACCACATAATAATAGTTTATCAAGAGATAATGCTATAAAATTGGTTAAAGATTTTTTTATAAAAAAAAAGAAAAAAAAAGAAAATAATACGGATGTTAAGAGTGTAAATATAAATAGGTCAAATAGACAGAGAAGAATGTCTTCAGCGAATAGTACTGTAACTAAAAGAGATAATATTCCATCATCTGATGTAAAACATATCAGAGATAGACGAATGTCTCAACCAACAACAACAGACGAGAAGAAACAAGCTCAGATTAACCATGAATTGAAGCAAAATCAATATAAGGGTCAAAAGGAAATTTTAGAAGAACTTAATAAAAAAATGCCTATTTATGATAAACATGGAATATATCCACCACAGAATAGATTAGTAGCGATTGGTGATGTTCATGGTGATTTAAAAGTTACATTAATATCTTTAAAACTTGCTGGAGTTATTGATAAAGATATACATCCATATAATTTTGATATTAATAAAGTAGAATGGATTGGTGGATCTACATGGATAGTTCAGACTGGTGATCAG